TCAAAATTTGGGTTTACAAGTACATATGCTAGTAGCTCAACTCAGGCTTTCTTTGACCCAGACAGAGGTCAGGTCGGTGTTTTAGGAGACTTAGCATGAGTACACTCACAGTCACCAACATAAAAGCATCAGGTGAGACAGCTAGTCGTGCAGTGTCAGGGGTTGCTGCGGCTTGGGTGAGTTTTAATGGGACTTCTCCGAGCATTAGAGGAAGCCAAAACGTAAGTTCAGTTGCCGATTTTGGAACTGGCGACCATCAAGTAAATATAAATAGTGCTATGGCAAACGGAAATTATGCTACTACAGCAGCATGTGGGCCGACTTCTGGCAGCAACAATGTAGGAGTTAGTTTTCAAACAGATGCTACCCCTCATGCCGCAAGTGTATTTCGTCCAGTAACTAGGCGCAGGGACAACAACACAGACAGTGATGTACCATATGCGTTTTCAGCAGCACACGGAGACTTAGCATGAGTACCCTAAATGTTTCCAACATCACCGATGGCACAACAACGGTCGGCACGTCGTATGTGGTTAATGGGTCAGCTAAGGCTTGGGTTAATTTTAATGGCACAGGTACTATTGCGGCAAGGGATAGCCTGAACTTATCTAGTTTGACTGATAATGCGACAGGAACATATACGGTTAATTTTACTAATGCCTTTGGTGATGGTGATTATTCTTATGCAGGAGTAGGTCGGGACGGAGGATCAACTGCTGCTTCCGTTTCACTTGAAGGGAGTGCAACTCCGTCAGCATCGTCCATAAAAATTGTTGCCGTTGTCCCAAATGTTGCACTCCGAGACACAGATAGATTAACCCTTAATGTTTTTGGAGACTTAGCATGATAGCACATCTATGGGATAGATTAGCAGAAGCCAAGTCACGCCTTGACCCTGTTCAGAGCAAATATCGTGTTGTCTTTGAAGACCCTGCCACACCTGACGAACCTGCCAAGGTGCTTGTCCCTGATCCGAATTGGCTTGCTTGTGCATTAGAGGGCAACATCCTGCCACCGATTGACACCTATCAACGTGACAGAGATGTGGCTGATGGAGAGCCAAAAGAGCATCCATACGCAGAACCCATTGGCCCTATGACAGAAGAAGAAGCCATTGAGTATCTCATAATGAAAGACATCTGCCCCTCTGTGTGGCGAGATTACAAAGGAAACAGAACGATAATGCGGATCGTCCCTGTTGAACTAATACCAACTGACCGCAGCTTTAGAAATGCTTGGAGAATTGCAGCATGACAACCTACATCAATATTAACGGAGATGTTCGTGATGCGTCATCTCTTACAGTTCCAACTGACCGCACCTTTCGGGGCGCTTGGCAGTACAACGAGGCAGTCATTGAGGTGGACATGGCAAAGGCCAAGGACATCCACAAAGACAACCTTCGCGCTGAACGCAAGCCACGGCTTGAGGCATTAGACGTATCTTACATGAAAGCTCTGGAAGCAGGGTCAGGTGCAGATGCTATTGCCACACAAAAAGCAACACTGCGTGACATCACAGCAGACAGCCGTATTGCAGGAGCAAGCACACCTGATGCGTTGAAAGCATTGAACTTGGCTACTCTGCTAGGAGAATAGTATGGGAAGGGCTTTAAACCTATCTCAGTTTCAACACAATGTAACTGATGGTACAACAACTGTAGCCACTACTTATGTTACCAATGGGTCTGCAAAGGCTTGGGTTAACCTTAATGGCTCTGGTACGATTGCTGCTCGTGATAGCTTTAATCTATCAAGTCTTACGGATAATGGGTTGGGTTCGTATAAAATAAATGTAACCAATAACTTTTCTAGCGCTTTTCATGCTCCAACGGTATCTGGTGCAACAGTGAATGGAAGAACAACTGTTTTAGCAACAGATAGTAGGACTTTTAACACGTCAGACGTTAGTATAACAGCTTCAAGCTGGACAATTGGAGCGGCAGACTACGGAGCAAGTTCATATAACGCAGACCCTAATTATTTAATGAGTAGTAGTCACGGAGACCTAGCATGACGGTTGAGGCAGGTACACATACAATACAAAAGGCTGACTAATGGCTAATGGGTTCCGCATAACGGAAGCATCAGACACTCGTATTCTTGAGAATGGGGATGCAAGGGTAACTGAAGGATTCTTCCTAATTTCAGTTGATGCGGGATCGTTTAGCCTTACTGGTCAAGCTGCCTCATTAAATGTAAATGTAAAGGTTGCTTTAGCCTCAGGTTCATTTGCCCTAACAGGTAATACAGCAGACTTAGATAAAGCAATAAAAGTATCTGCATCAAACGGAAGCTTTACTTTAACAGGCCAGTCAGTTGATTTAAACAAATCCGTTAAGATGAGCGCAAGCAATGGCTCATTTAGTTTAACTGGGCAGTCCGTTTCTCTAGCAAAAGCCCTTAACATAACTGCATCCAATGGGACTTTTGCCCTCAGTTTACACGGCGCAGCCAAACTTATTACTGAGGTTACGCCGCATGGGAACTTTGTGGTTACGGGCCAAGATGCTGGGTTCACAAAGTCACTTAACTTATCTGTCTCTAATGGTTCTTTTTCTGTAACAGGAAGACCTGTAACATTTGGCAATGCTTACTCTTTATCTGCTAACTCAGGTACATTTAGTCTTTCTGGGCAAGCTATTGCATTTGGTAAATCTTTAAACATTGCAGCTAACAATGGTTCTTTTGTAGTTTCTGGAAAAGATGCGGGCTTAAATACCTCTAAGAAAATAGAAGCAGAGCGCGGTACGTTTAGTTTATCTGGGCAAGCTGTAAACTTTAGCAACACCAAAGTGTTAACGCTAAGTGTTTCCAATGGCGCGTTTACTTTAAGCGGTCAAGAAATAGACATAGATATTTCTGAGGGCTTCTCATCAGGATCGTTCTCCCTTTCGGGCCAAACTGTTACGCTTAAAAAGTCAGTTAAGTTAGAAGCAGAGCGTGGTTCTTTCACCTTATCTGGTCAGGCGGTTAGCTTTGAGCAGACTGAAGCAACCAAACTAGATGCTGCAAACGGATCGTTTACTCTATCAGGGCAAGCAGCAAATTTAAACAGAGAGATTAATCTAACTGCTGACTCTGGCTCTATCTCTCTTTCTGGTCAAGCTGTTGGCTTAGAGAGAGGCGAGTTAGTTTCATTTGCTAGTGGATCGTTTGCACTAACAGGTCAGGCAGCAACCTTATCCCGCGCTATAAAGTTAAGCATTGGTTCAGGATCATTTACTGCAACAGGGCAGTCAATTGATTTCATTAAAGGCAAATCGCTAACAGCTAACAATGGTTCGTTCTCACTTTCAGGTCAGTCTGTTGATTTAAAGAAGGGATTAATTTTTTCACTTGATAGCGGTTCATTTGTTCTTAGTGGGCAGAGCACGTCTATTGGTCTTAACAAAAACATAACAGCTTCAAATGGTTCATTTACTTTAACAGGTCAGGCTGTTTCATTTGATGAAACATCTAGTAACTCTTTATCAATTGGCTCTGGTCTGTTTGCGCTTACAGCAAACGATCTTACGCTCATCAAAGCAAACGCAATAAAAGCTGATGATGGCGCAAATGATATAGTTATCGCTGATGGTGCGGCTCAAGCTATAGTGAGCACAAGCTCCAATAGTATAGTTATTTCTAGCAGTAATTCTATGGCTGTAGTGAGTGTAGATCACAATGACATAATTATCCATGATGATATAGTGTTTGCCAATGCTGCTTAGATTGTTGTAGATAGAATTAGGAGATGCGTAATGACATTCTACATAAAACAAAATGACACAAGACCCATCTTATCCGCCACGTTAATAAATAGCGATGGAAGTGTGCCGACTTTATCAGGTGCGGCTGTATCTTTTAAGATGCGGAAGTCTGGAGCAAGCTCTACCACAGTAAATGACTCGGCTGCTATTAGTAATGCAACAACAGGTGAGGTTAGCTACACTTGGTCAGGCTCAGACACAGCAACCGTTGGTAGTTACGAGGGCGAGTTCCAAGTTACCTTTGCTGCGGGTGGTGTTCAGACTTTTCCTAATAGTAACTACATAGAAATAGAAGTTGTGGATGATATAGCATGACAAAACAAACCGTAGCATCAGCGCATCAGCGTATCGACAAGATAGAAAAGCAGATTATTGCTATGAAAACTGAAATGGACATACAGTTTAAGGATTTGTTTAACCGCGTCAAAAGAATAGAAGCTATTCTAATTGGCAGTAGCGCATTTATTATTGTGCTTCTTTTGCGGATGACAATGACAGGCTAATGATTGATCCTTTAACAGCGTACGCCGCAATCAAGGCCGCTGTTTCCGCGGGTCAGGAATTAGTAAACGTCACCAAGCAGATTGGTGAGTTCTTCGATGGCGTCGATGATCTGCGCAATAAACATAATAAGAAAAAGAACAGCGCGTTTGGCAGTGAAGACGAGAACGCAATGGAAACCTTTGTCGCTTTGCAAAAAGCAAAGGATGCAGAGGATGAACTTCGTGAGCTTATCATTCACTTGCGAGGCTATAGTGCTTGGCAGGAATTGATTGCTATCAGAGCTAGGGTGCGCAGAGAAAGAAAAGAAAGAGAAGAAGAGCAAGCAAGATTAAAAGCTGAAAGGTTCGAGGCTGTTGTTATCTGGGGCAGCGTTGGAGTAATCTTTACTTTAATTATTGGCTTCGCTGTTGTTGTTTTGCTTGCATCACAGGGTAAGATTTAACGGAGGTTTATCATGGCCCACACTACTGTAGATGACTGGAAGATTGTTCCTCGACTTATGATGTTAGCCGTCACCATTCTGACCTATCAGTCTGTACACTGGTATATGTCATTGCCTGACCCCACCATACAGCAATCAGGTTTAGTATCTGTCTGTATGGGGGCGCTCACAGGCTGCTTTGGAATCTGGATGAGTAAGGAGTCACCGAAATGATACAGGCGCTTATAGGCCCTCTCACAGAGCTTGCAGGAGGGTGGTTAAAAGGTAAGACAGACAAGCAAGCTGCTGAAGCCAAGCTGAAGCTGACTGAAGCGGAAGCCAAGGCTAAGATAATGCTTAGTAAAGAAACATCTGTTGCTGACTGGGAACGGATCATGGCCCAAGGTTCTCAGACATCTTGGAAGGACGAATGGCTAACAATTTTATTTTCAATTCCATTGGTGCTTGTGTTCCTTGGAGATACTGGCAGGGACATTGTTGCTAATGGTTTCTCTGCTTTAGAAACTATGCCTGACTGGTATCAGTACACGCTCGGTGTTATTGTAGCTGCAAGCTTTGGTGTAAGATCGGCAACTAAATTCTTTGGAAGGAAGTAAGATGTCATTCAAGTTATCAGATAGAAGTTTGTCTCGCCTTCGTGGTGTTCACCCTGATCTGGTCAAGGTGGTGAAGGCTGCGATTGACGTAACTGATGTAGACTTTGGTGTTGGAATTGGTTTGAGAACCGAGGAAGAACAGGCTGCTCTTGTCGCCAAGGGCGCATCACAAACTATGAAGAGCAAACACCTGCGTCAGGATGATGGCTTCTGTCATGCTGTTGACCTCTTTGCTTATGTTGGTGGCAATGTGGATTGGTCACTGCCTCTCTATGATAACATCGCTGATGCAATGAAGAAGGGTGCGTTAGCTCACTCTGTTCAATTGCGTTGGGGCGCTGCTTGGTCTGTCCCAAATGTTATGGAGTGGGAAGGTACAATGGAAGAGGCGATGAACTCTTATATAGATTTACGCCGCTCCCAAGATCGCCGTCCCTTTATTGATGGGCCTCATTTTGAATTGATGTAGGTCTTGCCTTTGGTCTGAGCGACCAGTCTGGTGCAAGCTTTTGTTCCTGTTCGTAGTTGGTGCGGTTGCCACTTGTATCTACGCCAACACACTGATCGTGAAATCCATGCAAGTCATGGAATCTTACAAAGTCTTGACAGTCTTGCCAGTCAGTGAACGGCAAGAAGGCAATGAAAGCGAAGCTAAGATTGTTCATTAGCCAACTCCTTTAGATTATATCTACTAATGATTTGGCTGACTGCTTGATGCGAGGTGCCGACAACTTGCGCTATGGCGCGGACATTCATATCGGACTTTATGCAGAGTAATATTTTTTCTGCCTTCTTAGAAAGCTCTTGCTTTTTACTTGGCCTGCCTCCCTTGTATCCTCCGTCCCTGCCTTTCATCCCCGCGATAACGTTGCTCCCGCCTATGCGAGAGAGCATCCTTGCGTTCTCTACTTTTGCATAGACCATCATCTTTTCTAGTTGTGTCACTTGACTTGCTCTCCTTTGTTTTGTTTAATGGATTTGTGAGGCGGCGCTCTCAGAAACCCAAACTTTTTGTATCGTTTACCTGCCTGTTAAACTTGATATGAACTGCCGCTTCACACCTTATCAGGCCATCTTGCTCTTAAAAATTTTATATCGTAGTGGTGCGCAAAGCGTCGAAGCACAGGCTCATCACATCTCAGTATCTTAGCTGCGTCTTTCATTGTGTAATTAGCAGCAAAGCTTTGAACGAGTTCAATCTTCTCTCGCTGATGTCTAGCTTTTATTTCCTGCCATGTTTCCATGATATTTCCTTAGAAAAAAAAGGACGCTCCGAAGAGCGCCCAAGTCTGTGAGTATTGAGGCAGACTCACTGGGTATAATGATTTATCCTAGAACGGAATGTCATCTTCTGGCAAGGGTTTTGATGGATCAGGAATCTTTCTTTCCTCAGTGCCACCTTGCTTATCGCTGACGTTAAAGGACATATAAGGCTTGCCGTCTTTCATCCTGCGCCAACCTGCAATCCGTTTCTCAAGCGGAGATTCGACCACCTGTTTTATTGGGCCAGAGTAATCGGGCGCTGCTTCGTTGCCCTTCTTGTCATTCTCAAATAGAACGCCGACTTTCTGAAAGACCTCAACAATCTTTCTGCCGTCTCGCGTTTCGTCTGAAACCAAGACAATCTTATTGTCATTGCCATCAACATTCACCTTGCCCTGCAAAATCATCTTCTGTGTAGGGAAAGGTGTGAAGGCTGCGCCTCGGTTTGTTTCGTCATATTCTGCCATGCTTTTGGCTCCTAGTTAGTAATTGTGGGGCGGCTCTTAGTGAAGAGTTCTACCGCGCCGCCCCTTGTACGGTCAGTCCAGAGGCAGGAGAACGCCCCCCTTCACAAGATTACCACCCATTGTTGGATGAGCCGCCACTGTCTGCGGCATACTTATTGCCATCCATTTCTCCTAAGAAGACGTCAGCATTACAGCCAACGTGTGACAGGGCTTTAGTCAAACCATCAGTGACAGCCATCTTGGGGGCATCCTCTGCCATTCGTCCTTTGACTGAATCAAAGAACTTACGACAGCCAGTGAATGGCCCGAACACATTTGATGGATTGCCATGCCAGACAGAGACATGAGCAAGCACTGCGCTATCTCCGTTGCTGACGTTGACGATTTGTGTTTCACTGTGCCAACCCCATCCGTCACCAACAGGGCCAAACTCTTCGGTCATCATTCTGACCTGATATTGTGGATCAATAGCTGTAAAGCTACGCGCTCCAAAGCTGACCTTCTTCAGATACTTGGGGTCTGAAGAGGACAGCCTGTTCCATATTTCCATAGTCATTTCACTTCTCCATTTCGTTTAGTAATTCTTAATGCCCCTCGTTTGTCTCGTCTGACTGTGAGGAAATCACAGTAAACTTCTCTCTCATTTGGGGCGACCATTTCTTTGAGAGACTTCTTTGCGTTCTGGAATACTTTGTCTTGCTCAAGTCCTTGGGTGTATGTGACTGCTGTGTTGACAAACTCGTTGCTTGTTGAGGCATCTCGTATGACCATGTTGTCCACCTGAATGGAGTTGGTTGAGATGTCTGGCGCTTGAATACCAATCGGCTCTTCGTTGCGTACAACGTGACCCCAGAAATCTGACACCACTGCCCACATAGAATTGAAATACGAGTAGTCATATGAGACAACAGTTGACTCCCATTTATTGTTACCAAAGATTACAGACATGTAAACATCTGGCGCTCCTGCCAGCCGACAATACAATTGTATCTGCGGCATGTAGTATTGGATAACTTTTTCCATAGTGTTGTATGAATTAGTATGCTTTGCCTCGACAACAGCATCACCAAACATTGCATCTATTGTACCCTTCACAGGGACAGACCCAATGGTATCTTCATACTCGCACTGATGATCCGACAGCACACAGTCATACTCAGTCTCGAACCAGTCAAGGTTAAAGTCCTCAGTGTGTATGCCCATCTGAACAGCTAAATTTTTTGACAGATCAGGGGAATCTATCTTCCCTGTTTTGATTTGCCATAGCTCAAGCCAGTTACCCTGCATAATTTTTACACAGTCAGACCCGCCTATGAAGCCAGTTCGTTTCATGATTTTCTCCTTCTGGTACAGTAGTTAGACTACTGCATATGTGCAGACTACGCAAGATACTTTCTGAAGTCAGCTTCAGTTAAGTTTGTAAATTCTAGCAGCCTTTCTTTCTGCTTACCTTTGAGATAGCTCTCGCCGATTGGCTCTCCGTTTTTGATGCGTCGAGCCATCACCTCGTATTCGTCGAGAACATAATTTGTACGCTTGTATTCTTTAGCGTAGTGAGGTGAGCTTGTTGCTTTGCTAACGTGTGCATCCCACACATTGCCTTCGACATACTTGCCAATGCTAGTTGGTTTCTTCATACTTCAATGCCTTTGTCCTAAAGAACCCTGCATATTCTGGATTCATTGCCATGAACAATCGTGAATAATAGGCGATGTAATTATTGCTAATCTTAAAATCTTCGCCTGTTGTTTCGATCATGGTTTCCCATCTAATTCTATTTACAATTAACCAAGCACTTAATCGGTTATGCCCTCGGTTAATTGCTTGCATGGTAAACCTTTCAAAGAGTTCATAGACGTGTGGGTTATCTTTATGCCAAGCCCACCACTTTAGTTTATCTGGATTCTCCTTCATTAATCTTCTCCATTAGCTGTTGAAATTCATCGCCACTCATAATGACTAGCGTTTGCGGACTGCCTGTCCGTCTTTTATAGAAGGCAATGTCTCGCCTATCTAATACTGAGAAAGGGCTAGGGAAGTTGGACTTGTCCCTATACTTAACCTCTCCTACCATTTCTCGTCCGAAGACTTCGAGCTTGATGTCGCCGCTATACTCTCCTCCCAAGCTGCCTGAGAGGGGTTGCCTCTTCGCTTTGATCGGCGCTTTGATTTCGTTGAGCCAGTTGACGAACCACTTTTCGTGGTAAGTTCCTTTGTTCTTGTTACGGTTTGCCATCTGTCTTCCTCATAACAATTAAGGCAGACGTACCAATGCTTTTGATAAGTGGCTGCGCTATTGTTTTTGCATATAGCAACGAACCAATCCGTTACTGTTTCACAAGCAATGCAAGTTATTGCACTACCTCTTTTGGACTTTGATGTCATATTCTAATGCGTCCAACCAACACATCAGCATAAAACCAGATGGGATTCTCTTGTGAGATTCCCACTTGTGGATCAGTGATGACGTACACCCGATGTTATAGGCTAGCGATTCTTGGCTTAAACCTTGCTCGAACCGAGCGTCGATTAACATCTTGATTAGTTTCTCGTAGTCTCTGGGTATAGTCACGGGCTTGTTGAATCGAGTGAAGCTCTTCGATGGCATTGAATACCTTTGCAGCTGTCTCGTACCTTAGCTCTGTCGCTCCATTGATCGTGCGATAGTATGTTGATGTGGGGATTTGCGCCCTTTGGAAAGCTTTGCTCAACGGAATACTATACTCCGTTGAACAATCTATTACGGTTTGTAAGTACGATTTCATACCGCACTTACTGCATAGACGCAGCTAGAAGTCAACCTCCTGTTCCTTTAGCTGAAGTCTATACCCTTGTATGTTGATCCCAATGTGGGCAAGCTCGGTTGATACCCAACTTGGCCTGACACCAGTTCCATACTGTTCAATCAATTCATTGTAGTCTTTTGTTTCACGCTGAATTGCTTGTTCAATATCAGTCTTTGTCACTGATCTCTCCTTCCTTCATCCAAGGTGGCACTGCGCTTGGGTTGTTTTTAATCCACTCTATGCGCAAAGCGTTCTTAGTTTCTAACAGTTCAGCGATATAATCTGATGCTGTATCTTTTGAGATAGGCAAAGAAAACTCTGGTAGCTGAACAACTGAATGAGGATTTAGAAACGTACACTCATAAAGCAATTGACCCATGCGGTAGTATTGCTTTGCTGTTGCTGCATCTGGATCATGGATGCAATCGTTGCGAACAATGCCAATCATTAGCCTGTTCTCCACACATAAACGTCATTACTTATTGTTCGTTGAGATGCGGTAAAGCCATTTTGAAGCATTAGCTTTCTGATGTAAGTTGCTTGATATTTTGACTCTGCTTTAACAGCGTCACCAACTTGCATTAAGTCAATAACTTTCTTCATGCCATCGCTTCTTAGCTTTGGCATTTCAAGTCCACGTATAATTTTAACTCCCATTTTGGTTCTCCTTTTAATATGGGATTTCGTCATCAATAATTGGTGGCAGATTTTTCTGCTCCCATTTAGCGATGGCTCTTGCGAGAAACTTTTTACGATTAAACTTGTCGTTTAGTTTCTCAAGGTCATCAGCAATCTGTTCGATTACGATTGGCGATGATACAAGCGGCGCTAAGTGATCCGCTATGTATTCAAAGTGTCCGCGTGTTGCTTTCATGCTAGCTCCTTCCATGCGCTAGAACGCATTGCACTGGTGATGATTGCCTCACGGTTATGACGCGCTGTATGAGGGCTGCGCATATCCTGAGTGTGTGTCGCCCAATGCGTTAGGGTATTGTATAAAGCCCACTTGTTCGGGCCGAGATGTCCTCGCTCATCGCCCCATAGACCGAGCAGGTTTTCTAGTTGGCGCTCGTTAGTCTTGGTGGTGTTGGCTTGGCGAGTGTGCATTTTGCAGAGGTGCTTTTTGAAGAAGCTTTCTGCTTGGTCATTGCTGATCTTTACACCCATGTAAGATTGCCATATGTCCTTCTGTTCTTTAAAGGCAGACATCCCATTAGCAATCTTGATAGCCGATCCTTCTACGTTAATGGATCGTGTGTGTTTGTATTTAGAATAAGCTGAGATGTCAGCAGTAGTGCAACCGTTCTTGCACCATAACCGATTGCCTTGACTCCATTGAGCAAACGACCAACTACCATCAAGACTGTTGGTTGCTAGCGCTTCGTATCGCACATAGTCACCGACCTCTGGTTCGATAGTTACATCAGGCCATATGATCCTAGCTCTTAGCTTGCGACCACCTTCATAGACTTCAATCTTAGTCTTGAAATCTGAACTAATGTTAGCTGCTTTGGCTGCATCAAGTATAGATTCAACAGCTAGGTCATGGCTAACAGGTTTGTATTTACTGCCGTGAACACCCATCACTTCATCAGTGTCAGTGCGGATCACTTGTACCGAATTGGGTACAGGCTCACCAGTCACAGCGTTAGGCGTTGGCATCATCTTGATTGGGAAGTTCCAATCGTTGATGGGCTTCATAAAAGTCATTTTGTTTCTCCTTTTCATGACTGTAGGGACTGCTAGTATGCAGTGTTAATAATTAATAATCTATTGTTACGTTACGTCACTTTGCCTCCTTATATAAATAACCGGACACTTTTTTATACTTGGCACAACCTTCCACACCTTCCACACCTTCCACAAGTTGAGAGAGTTGACACAGTTGAAGTTGATAGTCAGCGACTGAGTTTAGAAACAATAGTCAGCTATCAAAACCACAACGCTCGGCGCTGTAGCTATGACCTCCAGAGCCGCATCAGGTAAGTAATGATAACACAACAAACAGCGCCACAAAGAGTGACGCTGCTGCGATTGTGTCTGACAGTAGCGGTGGCATTAAGCCACTCGCTTTCTGAGTTCAGAGAAGTTACGTTTCTTGGGGGTGGCAACTGGCTTGTTCGGTAGCCAAGTCTCACCGCCGCTAAAGTGCTTATAAACCTCAATGTCTGCATCGTGTCGGACTTGAAGCTCCTCAAGCTCTGGGCAAAGGCGATCAATCCAGCGTTGGGTGCGTTCTTGATCGTGTAGATTCTTAACCTCAACAGCTATGTCATATTCAGCTAGCGCGTCAGCAATTTGCTTACGTTTGAATTGCAAGCTGTTGTGTGACGTATAGCAAGCATCTCTAGATAGACCTACGAGGAACTTGCTATTATCGTGGTTATGATAGTTTATAACTTCGAGTTTCAGTTTTGCGAGTTTAGATAATACCTTAGTCATTGCTAGTTCTCCTTGTTATGTGGTGCGAGGATCATCCCCGCACGGCGACTTGAAGCACGGAGCAGAAACGCCCAAAGGCGCTTGCAGTTCGCAATATCCGAGGTACGAGCGGTATTGCGAACTGTTTCTGCCCGATGCTCAACAAAGACGGGCGGGGATGACCGCAGCCTCCACTAGCAAGGTGATCGACGCTTTGACTAATTATCTGAACGAGCAAACTGTAACGAGCGGTGTAGTATGTGGTAGTACGTCAATAGCTTTGGCAAGGTGTGACGTAGGGTAATTGGCAATGTTACGTTACGTCACTATTGACAGCACATCACAGGATGGTGTTAGCGTGGGGGGAGAGAGGGAGAGGGGGGCAAGCGAATGAGACATACAATGATACAATCCTTCTTTATGATGCTTGCACCATCTAGCAAACACAGACAACAACAGTTAGCTATGTGTATGTCATCAGCATAGAAGAAAGGATTGTAACATGGGTGAAGTTACCCGAAAGTTGACAGATAAACAGACAGCCCTCGTTGACACCATTGTAGCAAATGGCTGCTCCATCAAGGATGCTGCTCCAATAGCAGGTTATGCAGTTGGCGAGTCTGGAAGAGTAACAGCAACCAAGACTATGAAGTTGCCTCATGTGCAGCAGTACATGATGGAAAGGATGAATGAGGAGTTTGGATTATCGGCTACTATCGCTGCAAGACAACTCCGTACCTTGGTAGTCAACGCCAAGTCTGAGTATGTCCAGTTAGAGGCATCGAAGGATTTGCTAGACCGTGCAGGGTATAAACCGATTGATCGCAGCCAAGTGCAGGTTGCAGGGGACATACGTGTCTCAATCGATCTAGGATAAAACTGTTCATTGATCGTTCCGTCATGGGGGTGGGGGGGAAAAACTGCATGACCTGTTACTGTAATAGTCTCTCACTAACATTATTTCCTTTCAGAGCTTGCCCACGAATGTGGGCTAATTTGTGCATTGTCAAAAATATTTTTATCTGCATAAGGTTCTGACATGAGTAGATTTGACCGCACCCCAGAGAAGCAGCCAGAGAGGGCTGACATGACTGTCGCCAAGGCTGCGCTCAAGAGTGGTGGATACTTAAGAAAGAAGAAGGAATGAGGAAGGAACATAAGAGCAAGACTGGCGGCTTGACTGCTGCGGGTCGCGCTCACTTCAAGCGCAAGGAGGGGGCTAATCTAAAGCCGCCTGTTCCCAAGGGTACAAATCCTCGTCGTGTTTCTTTTGCTGCTCGGTTTGCAGGAATGAAAGGGCCGATGAAAGATGAGAAGGGTCGCCCGACTCGAAAGGCATTGGCATTAAAGAAGTGGGGCTTTGGCTCTGTGGAAGCGGCTCGTAACTTTGCGAAGCGTCACAAGAAGGGATAGATTATGTGTTTTGGCAGCAGCGCTCAGAAGACAGCAGAAAAGTATTATGAAGAGATGAAGGTAGAGCCTGAAGCTTTGCCTTCTCTTATGATGGACAAGAAGAAGCGCAGCGATGTGAAGTTGGGGGATGTTCCGAAGCCAATAAGCGGTGGTCAGAGTTCTTCGTTGCTGACAGCTTTGAAGAGTAGTTATTGATGCCAGAGCAGAAGACATCTCCGTCTGAAAGAAAGTACGATAGCCTTCTCAATCAAATGAAAGCCTTTGAGATACCCACTAAGGTAACGGATGAAGAGGCGCAGAATAAATGGCTTCGCCGTTATCACAATGTAATGGTAGACGTTGCGTCTTACATTCGCAGCAAAGACCCAAAGTATAAGTCTCTTCTCAGCCAAGCAAAAAAGATTGAGCGGAGATGGAACTTGGAGGGGAAATACACTAGGGGAGGAAAAGATTAATGGCGTTTTACATTGCGCATACTGAAGAATTATGGACTGGCGAAACCCATACGATTGCAGGGATTCATTATACTGGTAAGACGCGCATGGCTGATGCCAAGCGTTTAGTCGAAGGGCCAGAGCCAGTAAGGGCGCGAACAACCAAGGGATCGTACAAGGCTGACAATCCTTCTACGCCTGAGATTGATGAATCGAAAGCTGCGCCTAAAAAGAAAAGGAAGAAAAATGCCTAAGGTTAATGGAAAGACTTTCTCCTACAGCAAAGAGGGAAAGAAAGCTGCAAAGGCTTACGCTCGGAAAAAGAAAAAGAAGTGAGTTTTACTTCTACAATTACTCAGCAAGACCGTGATATGCTTCGTGGCATTGTTCGCAAGGTTCATCTATCAAGCGTCATTGCAAAGTTCGGACAGCACTTTGTTACAGATCATGAGTGCGACAAGCTCATTGACAGCATTGCGCCAGAGGTGGTTGAAGATATGATCCGCTTTGGAGTGAACAAAGGGCTTAGATGATAGACTTCAAATACAAGCCAGATGGAGAAGTCCTTAAAGTATTTATGAAGGACGATACATTCTTTCGTGGCATAAGAGGGCCAGTCGGTTCTGGCAAGTCCGTTGGCTGTTGTGTAGAAGTGTTTCGCCGCGCAATCCAACAGGGCAAAGGGCCAGATGGAATCCGCAAAAGCCGATGGGCAATCATTCGTAATACCAATCCCCAACTTAGAACCACCACCATCAAGACATGGCTTGACTGGTTCCCAGAATCAGACTGGGGCAAGTTTACTTGGTCAGTGCCATATACGCATCACATCAAGAAGGGCGACATTGATCTTGAGGTTATCTTCTTAGCCTTAGACCGCCCCGAAGATGTAAAGAAACTGCTATCTTTAGAACTAACTGGCGTTTGGATTAATGAAGCTAGAGAAATTGCGAAGAGTATTATTGACGCCTGTACTATGCGTGTTGGGCGTTTTCCTTCTATGCGTGATGGTGGCCCTACTTGGACTGGTGTCATTGCCGATACCAACGCGCCTGAAGAAGATCACTGGTGGCCGATTATGGCAGGTGAAGTCCCAGTCCCAGATCATATACCGCGTGAGCAAGCTAAGATGTTGGTTAAGCCAGACAACTGGTCTTTCTATACCCAACCCTGCGGCATGGTTGAAAAGAAAGGTGAAGAGGGCGAGATAGAAGACTATGAGCCAAACCCCAAAGCCGAGAACACAAAGAATATGCTCAAGAGTTATTATTCCAATCTAATAAGGGGTAAGACTAAATCATGGATAGATGTGTATGTAATGAACCGCTTGGGCCACATCCAAGATGGGAAACCTGTCTACCCGATGTTTGCAGCAGAAGTACACATAGCAAAAGAAGAAATACCAGTAGCAGCAAATTCCCCAGTTTATGTTGGCGTGGACTTTGGCTTGACCCCTGCGGCAGTGCTTGGACAAAAGGTTCGGGGGCGATGGTTTATTCAATCCGAAATTGTAGCCGTAGACATGGGCATCGTTCGTTTTGCAGAGGTTCTTAGAAATGAGCTAGCTATAAGATTCGCGGCAGCGTCAGAAGTAATAATCTATGGCGACCCCGCAGGTGATTTCCGCGCACAGACTGATGAGTCTACTCCCTTTCATATCTTGCGCGGAGCAGGTTTGAGGGCGTTCCCTGCGCCCTCCAACTCCGTTGACCTTCGGCTTGAGTCAGTGTCCTCCCAGCTGACAAAAATGGTCGAAGGGAAACCTGCTTTATTAATTGATCGCAGATGCCCACAGTTAATCAAAGGCTTTGAGGGTGGGTATGCGTACAAGCGGATGGAAGTTTCTGGTGAAAGATACGCAGACAAGCCAGACAAGAACATGTTTAGCCACGTTCACGATGCTGCACAGTACCTTTTCTTAGGTGCAGGTGAGGGTCGAGCGCTTATGAACACCCAGAAACCTGCAAGGGTATCCGTTGCAAAGCGTAGCTTTGATGTCTTTTCTAAGCAGTCACGTCCTAAAAAGCAGGGGTTTTGGGCAAGAATGTAGTTTGTGCATTGTGATTTATCCTGTTCTATGGTTACGAATGTAAAAAATAAAGGAGTTTATTATGTGTTTTGGTGGTGGTGGCCCAACTGATGCAGAGAACAAAGCAGCAGCAGAGCAACGTGTTGCAGCAGACGCAGCAAAAGAAGAAGAAATTCAAGCTAGAGCATCTAAAAAACGTGAAGATGTAACTGAGGCTATTGAATCAAGCACTGAGCGCCGAGGCGGTATGCGTGGTGGCGCAGGTCGCAGATCGCTTATGAGAGCAGGTGGCGCAGGGTTTTTAGGTAGGTTTGGCTAATGGCTGACGATCCAATTGCAAAGCAGTACATCGAAAAGTACAACAAAGCTAAAGCTTTTCGTGAGAACTGGGTTTCTCTTTTTGAGGAGTGTTATGAATACGCGCTGCCTCAACGAGAGTCATTCTATTATGAAGAAGCAGGTCAGCGTAGAGATGACAAAATCTTTGACGAGACTGCTGTAGTTGGAGTTCAAGAGTTTGCTAGCCGTTTGCAGTCGGGTATAGTTCCTAACTTTGCGCGATGGGCTGACTTGATGGCAGGTAGTGAAGTGCCTCCAGATCAAAGAGAAGCCATTGATAATGAGCTAGATGAAGTCACCGAATATGTTTTTGAGGTTTTACAGAACTCAAACTTTAGCCAAGAGGTGCATGAATCCTTCATGGACTTGGCTGTCGGGACTGGTGTGTTGTGCGTAGAAGAGGGCGATGCAGTAAACCCAGTAAACTTCTCAGCAATACCGCTTCCTCATGTAGTGCTAGACACTGGCCCCGACGATAGAATTGACCACGTTTACCGTGAGCGCAAGAAGGTTAAGTTCGATCACCTTTCTATTATGTACCCCAAGGGAAAGTTTAGCCCGAAGGTAGAAGCGATGATGGGGGCTAATCGTGAAACAACTGTTCTTGAAGTTGTTTGCAGAGATTACTCCAAGAAGAACGAAGATGCTTTCCTTCAATATGCAATCTGCCTGACAACAAACACCTGCTTATATACGAATGAAATGAAGGGCCTTGGCTCTAATCCGTTTATTTGTTTCCGTTGGTCTAAGTGTGCAGGTGAGATTTATGGACGAGGCCCACTACTTAATGCGCTGTCTTCAATTAAGACAACGAATCTCACCATCCAGTTAATCCTTGAGAACGCACAGATGTCGATCTCTGGCATATATCAGATGGAAGATGATGGTGTAATCAACCCTGACACGATAAATTTAGTTCCCGGCACAATCATACCGAAAGCTATGGGGTCAACTGGCCTTCAACCTATCCAAGCAGCAGGTAAGTTTGACGTTGCGCAGCTTGTTCTTAGCGATATGCGGCACAACATTAAAACTGCACTGTATAATGATATGCTTGGCAAGCCTGATACCACACCTGCAACTGCTACAGAGGTTGCAGAACGCATGGCAGACCTGTCTCGCAGGATGGGCGCAGCCTTTGGCAGACTGCAAGCAGAGCTAGTTCAGCCAGTATTGCAGCGCGTAATCTACATTCTTAAGAAGCAGGGGCGCATTGAAGTTCCAACAGTCAATGGGAGAGAGGTCAAGGTTCGCTCTGTATCTCCATTAGCCCAAGCCCAATCTAATCAGGATATTTCTAGCGTAGCAAGATTCCTAGAGTTGGTTGGCGGGACGTTTGGCCCTGAGATGTTGCAGCTTCTAATTGACGGTGAACAGACAGCAATTCACTTAGCTAAGAAATTTGGTGTGCCTGAGAGCTTGATTCGTGATGAAGAACAGCGTAAACAAATAGCTGCATTGGCGCAGCAAATGGCGCAGCAGCAACAGCAACAGGGACAGATGGTTGCCGAACAAGGTTAATATTGGGATCGACGGAATACAAAGAGCTTCTGCTAAAGATGTAGAGGTAAGCCACAATATCGCCCATGTATTTAGTTCGCCCACAGGACAGGAAGTCCTGCGTTATCTGCGCTCCATTACAATCGAAATGGTTAATGGGCCTAATGTGACTACAGAAGAGTTGCGACATATAGAGGGTCAGCGTTATCTCGTCGGCCTTATTGAGCAACGTATCTCACATTCGCACAGGAGTAAGAACAAATGAATGAGACAGTAGCCGAAGCAACAGCCGAAGCAGCTACAGAAGCGCCAACAGAAGAGCGTGATTTTGTTGTAGCAGAGGACAGTCAACCACAACGACCTGAGTGGTTGCCTGAAAAATACAACACAGGTGAAGACTTAGCTAAAGCATATAAGGAGCTAGAGTCAAAGCTTGGCACAAAAGATGAAGACATTCGGTCTAAGATCATCGAAGAGATTCAGACCGAAGCCTTTAGCGAGAGGCCAGAGTCAGCAGGTGACTATCAACTGCCAGATATTGTGAATGAGGAAATGGCTGTAGATAATGAATTGCTCAAGTGGTGGGCGGATCATTCATACGAGAATGGCTTTTCTCAAGAAGAGTTTAACAAAGGCATTGAGATGTATGCTCAAGCTACTGGTGGGCAAGAGCCAAACCTTGATGCAGAAGCTGCAAAGCTTGGGGATAATGCTAATGACCGCATACAAGCTGCGTCTATGTTTGCAAACAAGTTCTTTCCAGAACAAGCAATCCCTGCGGTAGAGCGCATGTGCGAAAGCCATGAAGGAATCCTTGCTCTTGAAGCTGTGATGGAAGCAATGAAAGACGGATCGTTTACAGGCGAAACGCAGCCGAGCGCAGGTCAAAGTGAGGCCGATCTAAGGGAGATGATGAATGACCCAAGATACCATAAAGACCGCGACCCTCACTTCATTAAGCAAGTCACCGAAGGATTCCAAGCCCTTTACCCAAACAGAGGTTAAGATTCTAAAAAGGGGGCGTTATTACATGACCCCCTTTACCTTACGTCATGTTGATGAAGTTGTTGCTAACTTGAGTAAGGAAAATAAAAGAGAGCTTGCCATCTTAGGTCACACTGACGTTGAGCAAGCCATCATTGAAATGTACGAAACATCTGAGTGCTATCTTGTAAGGCGAGAGGGCGAAAGCTTTATAGCTGTTGGGGGCTTGTTCTTTACTGAAGATCAAGACTTTCCTCAAATGTTCTGCATGTTCTCAAATAAAATAAAAGAAAACTTCACTATGCTAGCGCGTGGATCAAGGATGTTGGTCAACTTCTTTGACAAGACTCAGCCCAACATGACCATGACTATCCTAGCAGATTATGAGGGAATATTGCAGTGGGCAGCTTGGCTTGGCTTTGAACCTGTTGGCACTTCAGTGCTAGGAGAAAACAAGTATGTTGAATTTGTGCGTTGCAATCCGAACGAAAAGAATGTTTACGATAGCTCATTACGGCCCATAATGCACTGAAAGGCCCGAAAGGATACCCTTATTGAAGTGCGAGAGTGGACACCCGTTGTAAACCGTAACTTCAATTAGGACTGTGAAAATGGCTAATACAATTGACCAAGCCTTTATCAAGCAGTTTGAAACCGAAGTTCACATGGCGTATCAGCGTATGGGTTCTAAACTACGGAACACTGTTCGCTCTACTAATGTGACTGGTTCAACTGCTCGTTTCCAAGTAATCGGAAAAGGCACAGCCAATACGAAATCTCGTAACGGCAACGTAACCCCAATGGAATTGGCGCATACAAACGTCGAAGTCACTATGGCTGACTACTATGCACCAGAGTACATTGATAAACTAGACGAGTTGAAAATCAACATTAACGAGCGTCAAGCTGTAGCTCAATCTGCTGCTGCTGCGCTTGGTCGTAAGACAGATGAGATTCTAACAACTGCTCTTGATGCAGGTGCTAACTCAACTCAAATTCATGACGCTAGCTCTGCTTTGGAAAAGGCTGATCTGCTTTCTCTCTTTGAGACTGTTGGTAATGCTGACATGCCAGAGGACGGACAGCGCTTCTTAGCAATGTCTCCTGCGGGATTTGCTGATCTGTATAACATCACAGAGTTTGCATCTTCTGACTTCGTTGGCGATCAGAACCTGCCGTTTGCAGGTGGTATCACCATGAAGGAGTTCTTGGGCTTTAAAATCTTCTCAACGTCTGCGGTTGCAGGTGGCAAAAACTTTGCTTACCACACAAACGCTGTTGGCCTTGGCATCAATGCTGATGTTCAAACTGAGGTCAACTATGTTGCAGAAAAAGTCTCACACCTCGCAACCTCGATGATGTCAATGGGGGCTGTCGTTATTGACGATGATGGCGTCTATGAAGTCCTCGACAATAACTAAGGAGAGTAAAACATGGCTTATGCAGCAAGTGGACTAGCTCGAATTGGTGGTGACTCAAACGGAAGTTTGTGGATGTACACAAGCGCAGACGCAATTGCGACTGTAAACACAGAAGGTTACTTTAACAGCGCAGCAAATATGTTAGCTGTTCGTGACCTGATTATTGTTTGTGACACCAATGTTCCATCAACCAACTTTGTTAATGTTCTCTCGAACACTGGCACTGTAGTCGATGTTTCAAACGGCACTGCTGTCGTTGAAACAGACGCTGATTAATAAAGGGGTGGGGGCTTCGGCCCCCATACTGCCATGCCAAGAGTAGCAGATTCCGCAATAGAAGTTGCAACCAACGCTTTATATCTTATTGGCGCAGATGCCATTACTGACTTTACTGCTAATACAGTAGAGGCAAAAGTTGCGAACGCTCTTTATGAAGACACCGTTCGTACATCGTTTGCTTCTTTTCGGTGGCGTTTTGCAACTACACAATTTAATCTCACACGGTTAGCAACAGCGCCCAAGGGCAAGTTTGAGTCTGCCTACCATATACCCTCTTCCTGCATTACAGTAATAGGCGCGACAATTAATGATGCTCCAATTAAATACGATATTTATGGTAACAAAATATTCTGCAATGCGACCTCATCAGACACTGTAGTCTTAGACTGTGTTGAGCGTGAAGATGAATCCAATTGGCCTTCTTACTTTACAACACCAATTCAGTTTTCGCTTGCTGCATCGTTTGCAATATCAATAGCTAAAGATGCGCAGTTATCTGGCTTGATGGAGCAGAAAGCAGCCTCATTGTTTATGAAGGCTAGAAACATTGACTCGCAGCAACAGACAACGCGCAAACTAAACACTTCGAGGTTTATCACTGAAAGGCGCAGCTAATGCAAAAGATCAGAGTACCAATTAGCAGCTTTCAGTATGGCGAAATAAGTGACTCTCTTATTATGAGAACTGACACTGCCGTCTACAATGCGTCAGCGCAAAGCCTACAGAACATGGTTGTTATGGCAGAAGGGTCTGTCAAAAAGCGTTATGGCCTAAAGCACATCTATGACTATGGATTAAGGTATGTATCTTCTGACGGCACTGGAACTGCTGACGATGATGGAGTTGTTACTCAGTTTACAAACACAGGGCAAACTAGCTTTACACTAAATGGAGCATTTGTTTCTGGAGGCGCTGCGTCATTTGGAACTGACGGAAGACTTGTTACATTCTACAATGACAGCAACGCATCGGCGGGAACTCCAATTCCGTCTGCGCTTAATCTTGTCTTAACAATTACTGGCACAGATATATATGGATTAGCCCAGACGGAAACGATTGACCTAGATGACAATACAGCAACCTACACAAGTACAAAGTCTTTTAAAACTGTTACTGCGGTTTCTATAAATACTGCACCAACAAACTTTAATCTAAAAGTAGGCGTTACTGCTGCGCTTGATTATATAAACAAAGAAGAGCAATCACATCTGTTTCCTTTTGTTTTTGATGAAAACGAAGAATACATCATCTCGGTAGAACATCAGAGAGTAAGATGCTTTCGCCTTCTAACAGACGGCACAATAAGTCTTGTTTCTACTATAGTGGCAGACACAAGTAGCGCAGCGCTGCCCTTCGATCAGGATTATTTAAAAGAATACACCATATCGCAGTATGGCGATGTTATGTTTATTTGCCATCCACTCTTTGCGCCAAGGATGCTGACGCGAACAAGCCTTACTGCATTTGAGATTTCTACATATAGCTTTGACAAAAGGGCAGATAACAGCGCTACGTTTCAACCTTACTCTAAGTTTCAAGGTCATGGCGTAACGCTTGATCCTAGCGCTACAACTGGGACAGGAATAACCTTAACAACAAGCGCTGCATATTGGGATACAACAGGCAGTCAGTCTGGTGGCAATTATCCTGACTCTCTTCATGTTGGCGTAGTGGTTAGATATAGCGGCAACGAGATTACAATAACGAGTGTTCAGTCTGCGACTCAGGCAACAGGTAATGTTGTTGATGAACTATCAACGCGCCTGTCTGTTTTAAATCCATTTCGCACTATTGATGGAAGCACAACTGTAGAAGTCACAATGATTGAGCATGGTTTTGCAGGTAGTGAATCCATTACTTTTTCTGGGGCTTCAGCAACTGGCGGTATTAATACTGGCAACTTAAATGGAGCTAGAACTGTAAGCGGAATTATCGACGAAAACACATTTACCTTTACTGCGGGTGGCGCTGCTTCTTCTGCTGAAGATGGCGGTGGTCAGGTAACTGTTGTAACTCATGCACCTAGATCAGATTGGGATGAGCAAGCTTGGTCGGCTAAACGTGGATACCCTGCGGCTGTTGAGTTCCATGAGAACCGTCTTTGCTTTGGTGGTACAATAGCAGAGCCAGATAATATCTGGATGTCACAGCTTGGTGAGTTCTTTAACTTTGATGTGGGCGATGCGGCAGATACAGATGCTATCTCTATGGTGGCTGCAACAGGTGATGTTAATGAAATAAGGTATCTTGTTTCAAACAGAGACTTGCAGGTGTTTACTGCATCTAATGAACTTTATATTCCAACCTACCTTAATCAAGCCATTACGCCGACCAACGCACAGATAAGAAAGCAGACACCATATGGGGTCGAACACGTTGAGCCTATGTCAATAGACGGCGCAACAATCTTTGTGCAGAACAATGGCAGGATTATTCGAGAGTATATCTACACTGACACAGAGGAAGCCTATACTGCGACATCTGTTTCTACGATTGCCTCTCATTTAATAGATGCCCCAAAGTATTTAGCCGTTGTTCATAGCGGCTTTGGCCTTCCAGACTCATACGCTGCCTTAACTCTTAACAATGGCGACCTTGCATTGTTCTCATCAAACAGAGCGGAGAAGAGAGCATCATGGACTAGGGCAGTAGCCAATGGCACATTTGGTTCAGTTTGCAGCATTGAGGATCGCCTGTTTGCTAATGTGTATGACGCAAGTGGCAACTTAAAACTTTGTGAGTTTGACACTGAGGTGGGATTAGACTTCTGGCTGTACGGTGCAGTATCAACTAATGTTGTTGATGTAAGCGCCGTATATTCTTCTGGCGATTCTGTTGATGTAATTGCTATTAAAGATTCTACACAGTATTCGCTTGGAGCTTTTACTGTAAATGGAAGCAATCAGGTTGATCTTACTGCACACGCTTCAGAAAGCTATACCCACGCTTATGTAGGCAAGAAGTTTACAGCTAAGATAATAACAAATCCTGTTGATGCTGCTGTAAGCAATGGCCCTGCAACTGGCAGTGCGAGAGGAATTACCAACATTGTTTTAGACTTAAAGAACGCAAACTCAGTTAAGGTAAACAGCAGAGCGCCAACGATGTCTTCTGGATTTACTGGCAAGAAAGAGTTCCGATCTTTAGGTTATAGTCGTGACCCACAAGTTACAATCGAACAAGATGACCCGCTTACTATGCAGGTTAATGGAATAATTGCGGAGTTAATAATCTAATGGCACTACCTTTAATGTTCGCTTTTATTAGCGCAGCAGGTCAAATGCAAGCAGGTGCGGCAGCAGAACAGTCTGCTAACTTAGACGCTTTTAATATAGAGACCGATAAAGTAAGAAGCGAAATAGAAACTCGACAGCGCCATGCCGCTAGACGAGAGGCTTACGATAGAAATACCTCTGCCAACATTGCAGCCGTTTATGCTAGCGGAAGAGATGTATCTAGCCGATCTGTTGAGGCTTTCCTTGGAGCGCAAAAAGAAACCTTGGGTAAAGATATTAGAACGTCCGATCTTATGGGAATGTTTGAGGCTATGAAGCTAAGTCAGCAAGCAACAACAACAAGGGTTGAAGGCAGGGCTAGAAAACAAGCAGCGATGATTGGTGCATTTACTACAATTGGCAAAGGCATTGCTGATTATGGCGATTACAAGACAACTTAGGAAAATAAGCAATGGCAATGATTAGAGAAAAGCGTGAGTTTAGAATCTCGCCCATTGGCGTTGCGCGATCATCTTCCGCAGGTCAAATTACTGGTGAGGCAATAGCACGAAACGCAGCAAAGGCCGAAGCGGTTGCTTATAAAAGAGCGGTTCAAAACGCTGAGAAAAGTGGAATTGATCTAGCAAATGCTTTATCGGGTGAGCAGGTAATGGCGCTTGACCCCTCTACAGGGCTACCAGAAGTTCACGAAGGGCCAAAAGGTTTAGGTCGTGTTGCTCAACAGGCTTACCAAAACGTATTACTTACAAGATTTGAGCAAGAGTTAGGAACTCAAATTGATGGCAAAATGAAAGAGCTTGCCCTTAAATACGATCTTAGCCCTTCTGGATTTAACAAAGCAGCATCAGAATACATTGCGCAAATGGCAAACACTGAAACAAGCACAGTGTTTAGCAATGAGATTGTAAGAGTTGGTCAGGCTGTAAAGCAGGGGTATGCTCACAATCTTAGCTTAAAGGCTTTAACTAGAGAAAGAGCAGAGCAGGTTGATGCTTATAATTTAAGAATACAAGAAAGACAGGCTGCATTAGAGATTGCTGCAAGAACAGGCGACACTGAGCAAATTCAGCTTATCCTTAAGCAAGGCGCTGTTGACGATCAGAATATGACTAACTCTCAGCTAGTAACTGCTAGCTCAACGAAGCTAAATTCTAAGTTTGACAATGTTGCAATAGCGCGTGGCACTCTAAGAAGTGTTATTGAGACTGGCAATTTTACTCACATGGAGTTGCTAGAAATCCAGTCAGCCGTTGATATGGGGAACTTAGGCGGTCTTTCAGAAGAAATAAAAAATGCCCTTGGAAAAGACTTTCAAGATGTTCTTTCTGACCCATCAACTTTTGAGCAATTTACCCAATATGCCAATGAGTACATGGGAGATGCCGTTGGCGCTTCTTCGATCAAAGTTACCAAGTCTATTCAGGAAGCGCGTGTTGCTGCAAACTTTGGCAAAAACTCTAACATTAAGATTGGTCAAACCTCAGACTCAATAGCAAGTGGTCTTGATCCGTCTGCTGAAACTGAGGAAGTTATTAAAGCTTATGAGGATTCTGTAACTGCACAAAACAGTGCAGTTGTTGCAGGTATATCTGATGGCAACGAGCTTGTATTGGGCGCTACCAAAAGAGTTAATGGTTTGGCAGATGGGATTCAGCGACATATCGTTAGTCAGCTAACAAGCAAAGAAGAGATTGTTAATGTTATTCAGTTTTTAAATAACCCAAGCGCACAAGGCTTTAAAGGGATACCAAAAGACCTACACGACGATTTAAAAGATTTAGTGCTATTAGATAGTAAGACTGGTCTTGGCCTTAAGAAAAGTGCCATTACTTTTTTTGAAGGCTTTAAAGATGAGACAGCCTTTAAAGAAAACCAAGTAAAAATTAAGGCAGGAATTGAGCTTTACAAAGATGTAAACGAAGCAATTGACAATACAATAAGAACAGGTTCTGACGTTGATGGTGTAAACACTTCTTACGCTGAAACGATGTCTAATATAGAAAGCTCTAAAGCAGACAAGGAAGTAATAGAACGGCAGAAAAACTCTCTTAATAATGCTGCGGCAACAGCATATATAAGACTGGCCATAAGTTCTGCGCCAACAGCAGAAATGGCAGAAGCTATGGTAGCTTATGCTAAAGGAATAGAGCCTAGCATTTCACTGCCAGACAATGTTCGTGATGTTTTAGACAAAGCTAAAAGACTTGGCGATGAATCAACAATAACAACCGCAGCAAATAATAAGTCTCAAGCTAAAATTAAAGATTTAAAAAACAGAGCAGCTTTAAGTAAAATGGATAAGTTGAACTCTGATATTAGTCGTGGAATGGCTGATGCTTCTGACAAGGATAATAGAGAGCATGTAGATACCGTTCTTAAGCTAGGGGATGATTTCTATAGAGTTTCCTCTAGCAAACAAGATCAAGGCTTTAAAGCCGTAGGCCAAGTTATTCTTCCACAGTCATTTGTTAGCCTCCTTGACCAAGCCGCAAATGGTAATGTCCCGACAGGGATGATGAATAGATTGCTGTCTCTCTATGCCAATACATCTACTCAGATTGATAGAAACGGAATAGAAAGCCTTTCTAATAGTCACTCTGCTTTAGATGCAAAGACTAAAGCATTTTGGGACTTAATGTCTTCATATCAACAGCAATCCGATACACCAATTAATGAGGCGCAGTTTAAACAGTTTGCCGACTTTTATAAAGAAACTGCACGAGGCGAAGGCTTTGCTACAGTAATAGGTTCTCAGTTAGCTCAGTATGCTGCTGAAGAAACAGGAGATACGGCTACAAAAAATCAGACTGCAACACCCCTGCAGTACCTTCAATCTTTAACTGGCCCAGATAAAGACACTCCAATAAGCGCTGCTATAAGAAATACAAAGATGGCAGAAATGTTAGAGGCATCTGTCTTCGCTTGGTTTGCTGATCGCGGTGGCGCAAACAAAATAGACATGCCTTTAAAAGATTATGTAACCCAAAAAGCAGAGGCGCTTTATGTTGAGGACGAAAATGTTTTGCCTGAGTTTGGTGAAACAAAAACAATATATCCTCTCTCTGCTACATTAAGCAGCGATCCTAAAACGCAGGAAATGTTTCTTGATGCAGTAAGAAAAGACTTGCATTTAATGGATAAGGATTTTGGTTGGGCGACTAAAGAGTTTAAGCTTAGACCAGTTGGGCAAAACCTAGACACAGGCATGACGTATGCTGTTATGGTTAAGGGCGAAGATGGCGAGTTTTCTTTGTATGAGTATTCTCATGATGTAGTAACGGACTACAATATTACTGATACATTTATGATTCCTGCTTTTATCTCTACTAAAGAAGAAAAGTATTTGCAAAATATAAGGGCTTTGGAATCTTACCAAGGAGAAGCGGCTGTTACTAGAGCCGAAGAAACGGCTCGTATGGAAGAGGCTAGGCGATTATACCCTGCTCACAGTGTTCAGCTAAAAGAAAAAGTATCAGAGATAAAAGGCACTATTGATATAAATGTCTTTAGCAGTTTAACCGATGAGCAAAGAAAAGTTTTTGCTAATCTTACTGACAGCAATGAGCAAGATTTAGTTGGCGTTACACCGTCACCTGAGTTTGCTGCTCTTTATGAAGCAATGCAAAATCATTATGATGTAAGCAACAATAATGCTTTAGGGCCGTCCTCTTCAATGGAGAAGGTCAATCAAGAGTTTGCCAAAGCAACTCAGCTTTTCATGCTTCTGTCTGGTCAGGGCATAGTGCCAATAGAAGATGTAAACAGGATGCTGACTGGTAAGTTCTCTAGCATGGACGATACAGAAGCACAGCTAACAGGCGATGCCCCAGAAGCAGAAGCGCCGCCAGAGCCACAGCCTATAGACCTCGGCCCTTCTATGGCTATCTACAATAACCCAACAAACGAAACATATCTAATTAAGATAAAGGGAAAGATCGGTACATTTAGAGTGGATAGCGAAAGCCTGTCATCTATACCTAGAAGCCAAATAGAAGGTAAAAATGTAACGATCACAGAGGATGATGGCGACGATTACAAGAAAAGAAGTTCAAGCTATCTCAAAAGGGTTTTTAAGTAATGGTCGTTAATCCAAACAGTTTTAGGTATGGCAACTTTGACCAGTTAAATCCTCAAGACTCCAGACAGCCTTCCTTCTCAGATACTTTGTCTGCATCATTCGGCTATACATATGACCCTGCATATGAAGCATTTCAAAACAAACGTAAATTTGGAAGTGTTAGGCAGCAAGGATATAACCCATTAGAAGACCTTGGCGAGTATTCTTTACACGCAATGGAGTTACGCAGTGCTGTTAGCCCAGAGCATATGATTGAGATGAAGCGTGGCATAGATGAATCGCTTGAAAGACGCAGGGTGCTTGGCGAATCTTCATTTATCTCTCAGCTTGGCGCAGGTCTGTTTGATCCTCTTAACTTCTTAGCCTTGCCTTTTGGTGGCCCCACATTGGGCATAGGGCGGTCAGCACTTAGGGTCGGCGCAGGGACAGCAGCAATTCAAGCAGGTGTTGAGGCGACTTTAATACAGCCATATGATGCTGTGCAAACTAGCACTGAGAGCGCAGTAAATGTAGCAGGTGCATTTTTGTTTGGTGGTGCAATGGGTGGGGCTATATCAATTCCCATTACTAAACGCGCTGCGGCTTATGGCAAAATAAAACAATCACTTGAGACTCACGCTAAATCATTAAGGCAAATAGAATATGCTAGCGAACTTACCGCAGATGACTTTGGCACAATAGGTTCGCCAGAACTTAGACCACTATCTGAAGTGGCTGAAGCAGATGTAAACAAAAAAATTACAGAGCTTACTGCAAAACAACAGCAGCTTGTTGCTGCAACAGACGAAGCACAATTAAGTTCGGCGACAGAGATTCAGTTAGAAGAGGTAAACGCAGAGCTTTCTTTGCATAAAAGAGAACATGCAATAAGAAAGCTTGAAAGCGATGGCTTTGACCAAAGCAAGATGTGGTCAATGGCTGATAATGCTTTTACTGATAGTGGCTTTTATAAATTTGTAACCACACCGTTTAAAAGAATTATACAGTCAAATAGAGCTACAGCTTCTATAAAGGAGGCTACAGTAAGGCTAGCAGGTGATGCGGGTATCAACTTAGTAATGAACACCCTTGGCTTTGCTAGCCCCCTCTCAGTGCATCAGAGGGCTGCTGTAAGGAACGGACAGTGGATTAAAGCAAACGACGATATTGTTCGCTTGTTCCGCGAAGACGTTGGGCTGTCAAATACATCTAGGCTTGACGTTGATCCTGTTCTTGCTTGGCGATCTTTAACAAATAGAGATGACAGTTATGGTAATTGGCTTAGACGCATAAACGAAAAGCGAACTAAAAAAGATACCAACCTTAGTGACCTTGAAAAAAGAACCATTAAGATTCTAGATGAGTTTTTTCAAAAAGCAGAGCGTGAGCTAAATGATGTTGGTTTAATAGGATCAACAAAATCAATAACCAATCGACTAAAACATGTTGAGCGAGAGCTTCTTGATTTGGAAGATTCTTTATCAAAAATGGCAGATAATGTTAAGTTTGCAAGGCTGCGTGAAGAAGACATAAGAAGAAAAGGGTATTTAGAAAGGCAGAAATCAGAGCTTGAGGCTAGCTTGCAAGCATTTAGAGATGAGCCGCAAGAGCTAACAGATAACTTTTTGCCTCGTTTCTGGGACATGGGAGCAATTAAGGCCCGAAGAGGAGAGCTTTTTAATATATTGTTTAAACATTACTCTGATAACCCTACAATATGGATGTTTCAAAACAATAAATGGGGATTGGTTCGTTTAAAAACCGACACAGGTTCTATAGAAAAACGTGTTGATGAAACAATAGACACAATTCTTGGCGACAATAACCCAACAGATGAAGCCAATATTGGTTTTGGTTATGGAAGATCAAAGCACTTTCGTCATAGGCAAGTAGACATTCCAAATGAATTGGTCTGGGACTTTATTGTTCAAGACCCCATTGCAATTATGAAGACTTACACTGCGCGAGTTGCTCCACGACTTGAGTTTAGAAGGCAGTTTGGAGGTGACGTTGATGATGTCACTTATAAATTAAGAAGAGATATGGTTGCCAAGGGCTTTTCTGAGGATCAGATTAATAAAGACATGAAAGACTTTATGATTCTGTACGATAGAATTGCAGGTGCTGTCTTAGACAATCCATCAGCCTTAAGCCAAAGAACAGCATACATGATGAAGGAAGCTGCTTCTTTGAATTATATGGGCGGTGCTTGGGCTGCTGCCATTCCTGAGTTTGGCAGAATTATTATGGAGCATGACGGCGGCGTTATGGTGAAGGCCATGCAGGGCATGCTTGATAAAGAGGTGTTGGCTGCGTCTGCTGCGGAAACTCGCATGAGTGGTGAGGCTGCTGATATTGTAAGGGGCAGCGCTCATGCTCGTTTGGTCGATGACATGGCAAACAATGTAGATGCAGGTGAGTTATGGAACAAGGCTCGTAATGCTTACTATGTTTTAAACGGACTAGGGCCAGTTACGCAAATTAGCAAAATGCTTGATGGCATGGCTAGAGCGCATACAATTATTGAGCGCTCAGTAAAACTGTCAGAAGGAAAAGCAACAAAGTTTGAGAAAACATGGCTTGCAAGAAATGGCATTAGTAATGAAGCTGCTTTAGAAATAGCAAAAGCGCCTTGGCAAAAATCTGATAGCGGATTAATTTTAGCTAATACTGAACAATGGCTTGATAGCATTTATGTCCCAGAGATGGATGGTAAGCGAGTTAATATTGTTGAAGCAAAAGAAGATGGATCGCCTGTTGGCACACAAGGTGTAGGAGCAGATGGTGAAAGCATATATGTTCCTGCTAGATATAATGAAAAATCAAATACTATTTTCTTTGATAGAGAATACATTGAGGGCAAGTTTTTTGAAAACAAGGTTTGGTTAAATCCTAGAAGAGAAGGGATTAAGCCTTTAGAGGATGTTTTTAAAACGCCTAAGTCTTGGTCTAACTTTGTTATGCTGCATGAAATTATGCACACAAGGTTTAGAGCAAAAGACCTTGGGTTTAATAAAGAAACCAACGAAGGTTTTGTTGGATACGAAAACAAAATTAACGAACTGGCTTTTGCTGAGTGGAAAAAGCAATCAAAAGTACGAGAGCAAACAGTTAGCGATTTTCGCGCTGCACTAAATACTGGAATCCTAAATACAATTATGATGGCAACCCCTGCGGATAGGCCAATTATCAGTGATGGCGTTGCTTTTGTCCCATATCGCATTGCTAAGAAATTTGGTTACTCAGAAGACAAAAAATATAAAGGTTACTCTCGCATTGAGAATGGCTTTATGGCTTTGCCGTTTCAGTTCTATAGCTACACCCTTGCTAATGTAAACAAAATGGTTGGCGGCATGGCTCACGGTCAAATGAAGAACAGAGTTGTTGGTGTTTCTGCAATGTTAGGTTTGGGTTACATATCTGTTAAGGCTAAAACCCCAGACTTTGTTTGGGAGGACATGGAATGGAGAGATAGGTTTGCTAGGTCTTATGACTCAAGTGGCTTAACAGCGCTTTACAGTGATTTGTTTTATACTTCTATGCACACAAGCTTGGCGCTTGGTGGGCCAAACATAACTAATGGATATTTAAGCCCTAAGTTTCCACAAGAACCAAGTGTAGCTGATGCAATTACAGGGCTTGCAGGTGCAGGGCCGTCTATAACCTACGACATCGGAGCGGGTGCTGCTCAGTTTGCGTCTGGTGAATATGGTGAGGGCGCTAAAAATGTATTTAGGAATCTGCCTTTTACTAGAATGTGGTTCTGGAAAGATGAGATGAATCAAATGACTCGCGCTTGGTCACAGTAATTTGTAATGGTTTATTTGTGCGTTGATGTTTCCTTGTTTTTGTAGAACAAGGAGTAAACTGGTGTTTAACAGCTAAAGGAAAATAGAAATGGCTAGTTTTGTAAAAGTAAATGACTTTGTAGAGTATGCGGTTGAGGGCATGAACCTCGGCAGTGATACCCTAATTGTCGCTCTATCTAACACAGACCCGACTGCGGGAACAAATGTTACAGCAGATGGGAACGGCGTATTGGCTAATATCACACAGATTAGTTACACAAATTTGTCGTCAAGAACTCTGACAAGTGTAACAAGCGCTCAGTCATCTGGCACATATAAGCTTGGTGCTGCCGACCTGACGCTAACTGCATCTGGTGGTTCTGTAGCAGCGTTTCGTTATGTGGTTATTTACAATGACACTGTGACGAATGACCCTGTTATTGGCTATTATGATTATGGAAGCTCACTGACACTGAACGACGGTGATACCTTTACAATCGACATTGGCAGCAATGGTATCCTGACCCTCGCATAAAGGGGTGTAAAATGGCTAACGTAAAAATATCAGGGTTGCCAGCGGCAAGCGCTGGCGGTGCGGCCCAAGAGTTCGAGATTAACGATAGCGGTACGTCCAAAAAACTGACGGGCGCTCAAGTCAAAACTTTCGTCAACTCTGACCGCGCAGCGTTGGGGGCAAACTCTGACATCACAAGCCTGTCGGGTCTGACAACCGCAATCAGCATTGCGCAGGGCGGCACTGGCGCAACCTCTGCGGGCGCTGCTTTGACAGCCTTGGGAGCTACAACGGCAACAGCGGCGGCTGACGAAGCTACGGCTCTGGCAATTGCGTTAGGATAGGGTATGGCAAATACATTCAAGACAATAACTAAAGCAGGGGTCACAAGCCTCGACACAATCTACACTGTAGCATCTTCGACAACTACTGTTGTTCTTGGCTTGGTGCTAGGCAACACGACAGGCTCAAGTGTGACTGCAACGGTTACGCTGTCGAGCGACACAGCCAATCGTGCAGGGGCTAACAACGAAGCCAACCAAGATGTTGAGATTGTCACCAATGCACCCATTCCATCAGCAAGCTCTCTTTCAGTTCTAGATGGCAAGATCATTATGGAAACAACAGATATACTGAAGGTGTCAGCCTCTGGTGCAACTGATGTCATCCTATCAATTATGGAACAAACATAATGGCAGGGTATATCGGAAGCAAAGCAGCCGTCACTCAGGCTGATGGATACACCAAGACAGAGGCTGATGGAAGGTACGTTGAGGGTGACGATACTCTGTACGTTGACCAGACGAATAATCGGGTTGGCGTGGGAACCAGT